GGGATGAGTGAAAACAATCCTAAAACATTTAGAATGTCGGAAGAACAAAGAAATGCCTTAGGTTATCCAAATAGAATGATCGAAGGTATTATAAGAACATCAGCTAGAGAAATTTTATCTAAAAAAGGAATTGATGTTTCTAAAGCAGATCCAATTGATACTTTTGCAGATATATTTGGTGTCAACTCATTAGAGAGATTAGAAGATATTTCTGATGAATTACTTTCAGCTCAAGATTATAAACAGTTAAATTCTATATTACAAAAAAATGAACTATATAATGTAACACCAAAATCTGGATTAAATTTAAAACAATCAGATGAGATAGAAGAACTTACAGAGTTTGATCCAACAGGTAGAAAACCAAGTGCAATGGGTGGTATAAATAGAATAGGTTTTAAAATTGGAACAGGTAAAAAATTAGGTATCGCTGGAATTGAAAAAGGTAAAGAGGCTATTGAAAAAATAAAAAAATTTGTAAATGATAAATTAGGTAAAGACACTGTAAATACTGCAGATGAATTAGATCAACCCCCAAAAACTGACCAACAAATTGTTTCAGAATTTGAAGCAAGAAACCCCAATCCAAAAAGAGAAATGACTCCTGATGAGTATGAAGATTTTGTAGAGGAAGTAGGTGGTGCGGATCAATTAGAAGCTTATAATTTTGATGGCACAATAGGTGATGCAAAAAGAATTTTAAAAGAACAAGATGATCGAATGAAGTATATGTATGATCAATATAGAACAGGTAAATTAGATCCAGTAGCGGGTGACAAGTCTCCTGCTAGAAAACAATTTTTAGAACAAAAACTTGATGAAATGGAAGCAACTGGTGACTCGAAATTAATGACAAGAGAAGAGATAGAAGAGTTAACTTTCTTTGATAGTGGTGCTGAAATGGATAAAATGAAAGATATAGATATTAGTCAAGGTATGATCGATTTAGATGAATTAAATTTTACTAAAAATTCTAAAGCGGCTAAGGAAGCAATAGATAATGCTTCTATCAACGATGAAATTAAAAGAGGTGTGGCTGATGTAATGAGCGATACATCTCCTGCAGGTTTAGCGAGAAGTATAGAGATTGATAATCTTATGTTAAAATATGAAGGAATGGATAGACAACTTGCAGAACAAATAGCAACTGAAATAAACCCAAGAAAGAAAGCTGACATAATTGCTATGGTAGAGCAGACTATAGAGATGGGTAATAAAGGAATGAGTGGTGATGATATTATACAAACATTTAAAAACACACCGAGAACTAAACAGGCTAACGGCGGCTTATCTTACCTGATGGGTATGTAATGAAAATTGGTGATTACGAACAAATGATGTCCTGGTTGACAAGACCAGAAGCACCTACACCAATAGAACCACGAGAAAACCTTGCAATCGGTGGGGGAATAATTAAAGGTAATGATCTGGGATCAAGAGAAGGTTTTGCAGATCCTACTAAAAAACCTATAACTGATGATTTTTTTAAAAAATATTTAGAATCAAATAAAGGAAAATCATTTTTTGAAATGGCAGAAGATTTAACTTCTAAAGGTTATACTCCTGCAACAAAAGCCTCTAAAGTATTATCAGCTGAAGCTTTAACACAAAGAGCAGCAAGATTAGGAGTTAAAGGAGCAGGTTCATTTTCAAGGGAACAGAGTCTTCAAGATTTTCTTAGAGAAGCAACTGATGAAAATAGACTTGCATATAAAAGAGGTGAAATAGATGAAGCTCTTTTAAGAAAAAGAGTAATTGGTAAAAGAGCAGATATAAAGAGGTATAACGACCCTGAAAAATACCGTGAAATTTTAGATCAAAGAAATGAATATCGTACAAAAGTTCGGACTGACCCTTTAATGGAAGAACAAAGAAACGCTGTTAAAGCATCTCAGGCAAAATTTAAAGCAAAAGAATATTTAAAATATGGAATACCTCCCCAAGCTCAATCAGCTAAAGAGTTTTTATTTAGAGATTTATTTAGTATCGCTCAAAAAAGTGAAAAAGGAGATAGGTTAAAATTAGTTAAAAAATTTGCAAAAAAAGATTTTAAAAAAGCAAACTTCTATAACGATGTAGAAGTTTTAGATACTAAAACAGGTAAAAAATTTAATTTTAATAATGTAGAAAAATATATAAATCCTAAAAATACAGGTTTTAATTATAAAGATGTAATTAAAGCTTATGAACAAAAAGTTTTTATAAATGAAACTCCAGGTTTAAGAACAGAAATTAATTCTAAGATGATACCAAACTGGGACACTGGAAATAAAAATACTTTTTTTGAAATACAGCACGTTGAGGGAAGATATAAAAATCCTTTTAATGTTCATTTGGCTTCTAAATTTCCAAATGCTAGAGAAGGTGTTGTTAGAGCTAGATTTGATAAAGCTTGGGCAAAAACAAAAACTTTATCTGATAAGAAAGAGTTATTTAAAGAATATACAAATAACTTACCTAAAGGTATTGCGTCACAACCTGGAATGATAACAAGAACAAGAGAGTTTGGTGAAAGAGTTCCTTTTGATGAAATGCTTAGAGAAACAAAACAAAGCGGTGTAAAATTACCTAGAGGTATATTGAAGAATGCTTCAAAACTTAACTCTGTACTTATTCCAGGGCTAGAAGAAATAGTTGAAGGCATGAAAAACATTCCTGATGATATTGCAAAGAAAGCTTATTTTAAATTAGGTTTAAAAGCATTAGGTCCAATAGGTACTTATCTTATAGTTGATGATACCTATGAAGCATTAAAAGAAGGTAAATCAGTTCTAGAATCTTTAGAGAGTGGTTTGTTAGGTACCAATGTAATTGGTTCAACTAAAGATGTATTTGATTTATCTCCTGAAGAAAGAGAAGCAAGATCTCTTGTTAAACAATCAAAAATGAATCAACAAATTTCTGATGATTTTTCAGGTTTAGATAGTGATTTTGCAACACCTGCAATTAAATCTAATTTAAGTATAGATGAAGCAGAAAAAAAATATAAGTACGGACAAGAAGCAGTTAGATTAAAACGTGAATCTGAAGAAGCAGATATTGCTAAAGCAAGAGCCGTAAGTGTTCAAGGTTTAAAAGATTTAATGTTGGGTGAAAGATTTCAACCCGCAGAAATACCAAAACAATTCATGGCTAATGGTGGCATAATGAGATTAATAAAAAAATTTACAAATAATGAATAAATACCCAAAGAAACACTTATTACCCCCAGAAGCCGGACCCATGCCTCAGGGGTTGAATATTTCTTATAATACTGTTAAAACAACAAAACAATCTGGAGAAAAAATAAATGGCCGATATAGACAAAGCACTTCCAAACGAAGTCAGAAAAGAATTTGAAATACCTGGTGAAGAAGAAGTTCAAGAAAGTTTAGCTGAAGAAATTCAGACGCAAGAACAATCCCCAGAAGGTTCAGAAATCCAAGAGAACGAAGATGGTTCTGTTGATATTGATTTAGATCCACAAGAAGCATCTCCTGAAGGAGGTGACGAACATTATTCAAACTTAGCAGAATTTTTACCGGATGATATCTTAGGAAGACTAGCATCTGATTTATCTTCTAAGTATCAAGAGTATGTTTCATCTAGAAAAGATTGGGAAAAAACTTATACGCAAGGTTTAGATTTATTAGGTTTTAAATACGATAATAGAACAGAACCTTTTCAAGGTGCAAGTGGTGCAACTCACCCAGTCCTTGCAGAAGCAGTTACACAATTTCAATCATTAGCTTATAAAGAATTATTACCGGCTGATGGACCGGTTAGAACTCAAGTAATGGGTTTATCTACTCCGGAGAAAACACAACAAGCAGAACGTGTTAGTGATTTTATGAATTATCAAATCATGGATCAAATGAAAGAGTATGAACCGGAATTTGATTCTATGTTATTTCATTTACCGCTTTCAGGTAGTACGTTTAAAAAAGTTTATTATGATGATATGGAACAAAGAGCTGTATCAAAATTTGTACCCGCAGATGATTTAATTGTACCTTATACTGCAACTTCATTAGATGATGCAGAAGCAATTATTCACCGTATTAAAGTTTCAGAAAACGATTTAAGAAAACAACAGGTTGCAGGTTTTTACAAAGATATAGATATTGGAAAACCTTCAGACCAAGAAACAGAAATTGATAAAAAAGAAAGAGAATTAGAAGGAACTTCTAAATCAGGTAATGATGATGTGTATACATTATTAGAATGTCACATTGATTTAGATCTTGAAGGTTTTGAAGATATGGATCCTGAGACTGGTGAGCCCACAGGTATTAAAGTACCTTATTTAGTAACTCTAGAAGAAAACTCACGTGAGATTCTTTCTATTAAAAGAAACTACGAAATAGGAGATCCTAAAAAAGATAAAGTACAGTATTTTGTACATTTTAAATTTTTACCAGGTTTAGGTTTTTATGGTTTTGGTTTAATTCATATGATAGGTGGATTGTCACGTACTGCAACTTCTGCACTAAGACAATTATTAGACGCCGGAACATTATCTAATTTACCTGCTGGATTTAAAATGCGTGGTATTAGAATTAGAGATGATGCACAATCAATTCAACCAGGTGAGTTTAGAGATGTAGATGCACCGGGCGGTAACTTAAGAGACTCATTTATGATGTTACCATTTAAAGAACCGAGTCAAACTTTATTACAACTTATGGGAGTCGTAGTTACTGCAGGTCAAAGATTTGCATCAATTGCTGATTTACAAGTTGGAGATGGGAATCAACAAGCGGCAGTAGGAACAACAGTTGCTCTTCTAGAGAGAGGCAGTAGAACTATGTCGGCAATACATAAAAGAATTTACTCAGCTTTAAAAAATGAATTCAGACTTATGGCTAGAGTATTTAAGTTATATCTACCACAAGAATATCCGTATGATGTAGTTGGGGGCCAAAGAATGATTATGAAATCTGACTTTGATGACAGAGTAGATATATTGCCAGTTGCCGACCCTAACGTTTTTTCTCAGACACAGCGTATTTCACTAGCGCAAACGGAATTGCAGCTGGCACAATCTAATCCACAAATGCACAACATGTATTCTGCATATAGAAATATGTACGAAGCATTAGGTGTAAAAAATATTGATGCTGTTTTAGTTAAACCTCAACAACCCATGCCTAAAGATCCTGCATTAGAACATATTGATGCTTTAGGTGGAGCACAGTTTCAAGCTTTTCCTAATCAAGACCATAGATCACATATCACTGCACATTTAAATTTCATGGCAACAAACATTGCAAGAAATAATCCAATGGTTATGGCAAGTTTAGAGAAAAATATTTTTGAACATATTAGTTTGATGTCACAAGAACAAGTTGAGATAGAATTTAGAGATGAAATGCAACAGATGCAGCAAATGCAAATGCAAACACAGCAGAACCCTCAAATGGCTCAACAAAATCCACAAATGATTCAACAAATGCAAATGCAAATGCAACAGATAACGCAAAAAATTGAAGCTAGAAAAGCACAACTTATTGCGGAGATGATGGAAGAATTTATGCAAGAAGAAAAGAAAATTACAGGTGAATTTGATAATGATCCAATTGCTAAACTAAGAGCAAGAGAGTTAGACATTAGAGCAGCTGAAAATGCAGAGAAAAAGAAGAATGATCAAGCTAGAATGGATCTAGATAAGATGAAAGCAATGATGAATCAGTCAAATCAAGAAGATAAACTTGAACAAAATAAAGAATTAGCAAATTTAAGAGCTGATACATCAATTGAAAAAACTATTTTGAGCAAAACTATACCTAGTGTTGACTCTATG